CGGCAGGAGTAGCAGAACCGATTACTGAGTTATCAATAGTACCTGAGTTAATGTCACCAGAGGTAATGACTGTCGTACCTGTAGCAGATAGATCGACTGCATCAAGGTCAGCAAAGGTAGAAGTGCCTGTAGATGTAACGTCGCCAGTCAAGTCACCAGTAACATCACCTGTTACGTTACCTGTAAGGTTGCCTGTAAGGTTAGCAACTACACCAGCAGGCGCTGTAATAACACCAGTTACATTAAGTGTACCAGCTACTGTAGCATTCTCATGCACAGCTAGTGTATCAATGTAGCCAATACCATCAATATACAAGTCTTTAAACTCAGCACCTGTAGCACCAAGGTCAATATCATTATCTGTGATAGGGCGAATAACACCGTCACGAATACTGATCTGCTCTACTGGTACACTAGACACTTCAACGTAGAAGTCGACAGTGTTAGCACTAGTATTTACTTGTACTTTATTCTTAGCATCGGCGTCAGCAATTAAAGGTACGTAGTCACCTTCACCGGTAGCGCCGTCATGTTTGTGACCACCGGATGCAGCAAAGGCATCACGTAACGCATTGTACTCAGCGTTAAGTGGTGCAGCCCGTACGGTTGCTGTAGGAATAATGTCTGCTGTTGACTGTCTTGTATAACCTGACACGGTCTATCTCCTATCGGCTAAACCATACGTAAGCGTAATAGCTTGAATCGTATGACTTGCTTTTTGATTGTTAGTAACGTAGCTGATTGAAACCGATTTACCAGAACCTGATATGTTGGTCAAAGTCTTAGGTGATGGGTTACCATCGTAGATGTCTCCTGACCCATAGATGGCTGTGCCATATAAAGCAGCTGCACCTTCAGTGGAGAAATCGTATGTTGTTGGGTTGTTAGTATTAGAGTCTTCGTAATCGTAGTAGACACCGACAAATACCTCAGTGGTACCTTCAGACTTTAGATAAGTATGTATGTTAAATATGTTCTTACGGACCTCTGGATCTTCCATATAGAAGTAAGGTGTTTGATATAAACTAAACACATCTTCACCACCAAAGGAGCTGCCTTTCTCTTGGCGATGAACTCTACCAGCAGAGTCCCCATGAATAACAAACTCAAACTGACCAATGTAACCGCTAGATACACAGTTAGCTTCAATACCAATAAGTTGGCTATACTCAAAGATACTTTGTTTGTTTTGGCTTTTACGAATAGCACCAATCAAAGACAAAGAAGCATCATTCTTAAAGAAGAATCTAAACTGTGACTTCTTTCTAATAACAACAATACTTACATCTACTACATCCTCCGACAAGTAGTAGCTGTCAAAGATGTCTTGAATCTCTTTAGAGACAGGGGCAAGCTCAACGTCACCAATACGGTCGGTACCAGAAATAGGACGAATACCATCTGGTCCTAGGAATAAGAGGTCACCACCAAATTCAACTACGGAGTCAGAGGCAACACAACCAAGGTTAGATGTTACGTTTTGTAAAACAAAGTCAGCAATGTTAGTGCCTACTAGTTTCTTAATGTTGTTAGCACCAAAGATAAATAACTCATTACGGAACTTCTTAATAGCTGTAATAGCGTAGCCTACGTTAAGAGAACCAGCACCAGTTGCTGGGCTAAAGTCTGTAGCATCTAAGGGAGCACTAAAGGTTAAAGTCTGAGGACTAGCACTAGACCCCGCTAAGAAGATATGTGAGCCAAACTCTTCAGAAAACTTAGGATTAGTAGGTGCGTTAGTATGTGTAATCTGAGTATAGGTGGTGCCATCGTACACTGCAGCAGGGTTAACACCGTCAGTAAGAAGCATAGCTTCAGCAGACCAGTTGTAGTTAATAAACCGTACACGGCTTACATTAGTCATATTAGGACTACCTGCTGCTGTTACCGCAGTCCAACTAGACGAAGTATTGTTCCACTTATGTAGGTAGTTATAACCAGAAGAAGGTTTTCTACAAGCAAAGATACCATCACTAATATTACCATTTACGTTAACACCTAAAACTGGTCCAGTACCTGGGACGGTACCATAATTGTTTTCGTACCCACTAATACGACGATAGCCACCCGAAAGGGATGGCTCGTAGTTAATCATTCGGATAGCACTGCCACCCAAAGAACCAGCATGTGTTAAGGGGTCTACATTAGTGATCAAACCACCCGCACAAACGGTCATATGTGTCTTTAAGTTATCTGCCATTTAAAAGGACCTAGCCTTAAGCGTATGTGTACCTCGTAGGGCAGTAGACGTTACGTACTCGTAGCTGTCTACGTTAAGCCTACGCATAGTCTTAATACCCTCTGCAAACTTAACAGAGTGTAGTTGGTATGCTTGGTCGTTAGAACGGAACTGCATCATATACATCATAGCGCCGTCAATAACAACATGTTTAAATCTATTTGGGATAGTACATACGTCTTCTGCAGCAGCTAAGTCTGCAGGGAACTTCCAGTACCTATACTCAACCGTGTAAGCCTTATCAGGCACGGGAGTAATACCGAACTTAGTTTCCTGTGTTTTATAGACGTTAACAGGAAGTGTATAACCAGCAGCACCTGCAACTTCATCATTAGCACGTACTTCTTTAAGATAAGTATCATACGTAATGGTTTTAAGAAAACTAGGGCTTGTGTTATTAGTTGTAGTTAAGTAGAAAGTATCCCAGTCTACCTTTGAGAAGTCTGCTGGGAAAGAATAAGTACCTACACCTGCAGTAAGAGACTGCTCATAGGTGACCAACGTAAAGGGCCACTCTTGACTGTCTTGTAGGATTTCACGGATAGATGAGTTTATGGCATCTTTAGCTAAAGACTGTACGTTCTTAACGCCTACAAAGTCAGAGAAACCAATCTCTACTTCGTTTAACCGACGAAGAAGCTCATTAGTTAGATTTATAAAAGTAGTCATTGAACATCCTATCAAGTAGCCAAAGGGGCCAGCACAAAGCCAGCCCCCTCAGTTTTAAACTAGGCTTATGCCAAGTTGTATTTAGCAGTTACCAAAGCTTCTGGACGTAGAATCTTACGGCCATATAGATGCATACCACGGACAATGTCAGCGAATGAATCTGGGTCACGGTAAGTTTCTGTCTTGTTGATTTGCTCAGCAGTTGCTACAGCAGAATCATGACCAGCAACAATAACACCGTAGTTAGTGTTTTGGTTAGCTGTACCAGTTGTAGCCGCACCAGTACCGATAGCAGGTAGGTTATTGGAAACGTATACACGGAAACCATTCCAGTTTGGAAGGACTAGACCGTTGCGCAATGCACCTGCATCACCGAAGTCAGAATTCAAGAAACGTGAATCTTCGTCCATCAAGATTTCCATCATTACCGGATCAATAACAACATAACGACCATCTTTGTCTACGTTCTTTACATCCAAGAGACGACCCATACGAGCAATCAACATAGTTGGAGAAACGTAAGCAGTTGGAAGTGCAGTTGCACCTGGCAAACGAGCAGCTACTGGGATGGAGTGATCAGCTGCAGAAGTTGTGATGTTACCGAAGTCACCCTTTTTCAGTTTGTTTGCTGCAAGCAATTCATCGGAACCAGCAGCTGTATCAGCTTTAGTACCGTTTACTTGGTCGTTTACTGCACCAGCGTTAGCATGTAGAGCAGCCTGCTTATAACCAGACAAATAGCCTAGTACTTCTTGGTCATGCTGGTCAGCCAAGCGGAAAGCCGCACGGTTGGTAGCAAGGTCCATGAAGTTGACATGTGAGTGAGCTTCTTCGATATCGTCGATTTTGAATGCAAAGTAGTTAGCTTTGTCGATTGTCAATGAGAAGTCAGCGTCTGCTAGGTCTTGTGCTGCGATAGTTGTACCACGAGCATATGCAGATACGGAAACTTCAGGTTCTTTGATGATTTTAACTGTGTCGCCTTGGGAAGCAATTTCACCAAAGTAATCAGAGTTAGTGATGTCACCAGAGATTGCCTTCTTACGGAAAGCAAGTTGTACTTTTTTAGAATAGATAACTGATGAGAAGTTACCATTCGGCAGGTTGGTATAACCTGATGCGGAAGCGAAAGCCATGTTATTAGTCCTTTATAAGATGTTTGGCTTGATATGAGGAATACTTCATTGTACTCCGGTTCATAGAACCTAAGTCATCTGTACTAAGAGGCTGACGGGTTTCTAGGGTGCTCTATAGGTGCAGCTTGCCAGCCGTACCCTAAAGGGCCTGTACTTAATCAGGTGAGTCTTAAAGATTGTTAGTGTTCAGTTGTGACCGTGTGGTCAACTGTAAGAGTTTAGAAAGGGTATCCTTGAAAAGGGGCCTTCTACACCCTCACAGTTATACCATACTCAAACCTTGATGTCAAGGTATAAATTGAATATGTTGGTATTATCGTGCTTTGCCAGAGACGTCATAGACAAACTTACCAGAGGACATAGCCTCTTGGATTTTATCGTAGTTGTCCTCAAACTGTTTATCAGTCATTTTAGCAATAGCGGATTCTTTAAAGAATGATCCAGTCCCTGTTTCATCGACAGGTGTACGGGTACGTTTTGATACTGTTTTAGCTGCATCCTTAGCATTAGATTTCTTAGCTGACGGTGTAAGACCGTTATCAACCTTATACAAATCTAGTACACGGATAACACTAGCTGGGTCATCTGAGTTCTCATAGAGTGCATCTCGTACCCACTTAGGTTGCTCTTCAACCCAATCATGGAATGCATCCCCTTCACGAAGCTCATCAAAGTCAGAGTGAGCTTTACGAATAGTTGTTTCTGCCTTAGTCCGTTCAGCCTCATACTTAGCTTCATCAAACTCACGTAGGCGGCCCTCTGCTGATGCAAACTTCTCAGTTGCCTTCTTGTCAGCAATAGCTTCTACAATAGCAGCAATATCAGGGTGTTCCTTGGCCCATGTCTCAATGTCTTCATCAGACTTAGGGGGGCGTGTAGAAGAAGGGTTAGCCTCTAGGGCTTGGAAACGAGCTTCCCATTCCTTCTCTTTAACTGACATATGACGACGGAGATCACCGTAACGTTTCTTAAAGGATTTCTCCTCACCCGTTAGGTTTTCATCGCCTTTAGTGTCTTCTTCTACAGCCTCTGCTACTGCTTCTTCTTCAGGTTCATTAACCTCTTCGAGATCTTCTGCTGTAGAACTTTCTTGACGAGCTGCCATTAGCTCCTCTAGCTCTTTCTCTTCTTTATCAAGACGAGCTTGTTTAGTAGCGTGGTTGACGCCCCGTGCTACATATCCTGCATTCTTCGGGGTCGCATTAGTTACCATATCAGCCATTGTGTATTCCTTTATGTTGGGGTCAGCTTCCGCTGAGTGGCCTTATTGTTTTATCGGAGTAGTAGTAGTAGTAGTTAGTCAAACATTCCAGACTTAGTCCCTGACATTGCACCTGCTGGTGTTTGAGCACCAAGTCCAGCTTTCTTATTACGTTCTTTAACTTCTTTTACCTGGGCCTGGATATCCTCTGCCCATTTGTTACTATCATTGTTAGAAGCACGATCTAAAGAAGCTTGGGCACTTGTTTGCGCTGCAGCTAAGGCTGGTGCGGAAAAAGCATCTACAGTCTTACCTTTAGGTCCTTTTTGGAGGTCCCAGTTGTTTACCTTACTGGCTTGGGCCTGTTGCTCCATAATGGTAGCGGCAAGTCGGTCTCCGTTACGCCAATCAGTAGGTACGTTTTTAAGACCTTTATCTTTTGAGTATGTATCAATCTGCTCTTGTAGTTTATCAGCTAAGTCATCACGACCAGCATCTCGTAGAATAATAGCATTAGCAGCTGCTTGCGCCACAGTGTTAGTAGCCATTGTCTTACCTATAAGACCTCCCAAGAGGCCACGGCTAAGGCTGTCCGTTACCATACCTCCAAGACCGCCTAGTAGACTTACATCTTTCTCCTTTTTACCAGCACCTAAAGTTGTCATTGTGCTTTCAAGAAGGTTCTCTGGTTTTGAATAGTCGAACTTGTCCATCCAAGCATTTGGATTAGAAGTCGTTGCTGGTACAACATCGCTGCTAGACGATCCTTGGAAAGACTCGATAGGCACACACATGTTTCTTGATGCATCCCAGACAAAACCTG